CCCCGCTGACGTGCCGCAGCGGCTTCGGTGATGAGCGCATCGACCACCATCGGCGCCAGCACATCGCCCGCCGTGCCTGCGCGCGTGACCTGACCGAGCACACCGACATCCTGCCCTGACACGAACACGCGGTTGTAGCCGGGCTTCTCCACCCAGCGCAGCGACTCGCGGGCCACGGCATCGACGGGCAGCACGAAGTCGGGCGTGACGGTGCTCCACTCCCACGGGGCGGCCGGATAGCGATGGCGCACGCGGATGCTCTGGTCGGACGGATGCGGGATCAGGTAGCCCCCGGCGGCGCTGGCAATCGCAACCAAGGCTTCCATCCACGTGCCCTGCTGGGTGAACACCCCGGCCGGGACATTCCAGTCCGTCAGGCCCCAATCGATGTTCCAGCCCAGCGGGATGCCGTTGAGCGTCAGCACGTCGTCCATCAACTGCCGCGCCGTGCGCGCCTGCGGTTGCTGGAAGTACATCACCGGCGCGTAAGGCGCGGCCAGCACAGCGTTGCGCCCACGGCCCGAGATGCGGATGCTGGCGTCGCCAAACACCCGCTCGCGGCTGATGCTCTCGGCCAGCACCCGGAAGGCTGTGCCGTTGACGCTGGCCACCAGTTCGACCGGGCCGCCGTTGCTGCCGGGCGCGACGAGGCTTTTTGCGGCGGCGGGAAGCAGTGCCTCGAAGCCCCACGTCCAGGACGCGGCATCGAGCGACAGCGAGAGATTGAACACCGGCACGGGCAAGCCATCGGGCAGCCGGTGCAGGGTCACGTTGTTGATCACGAAGTAGACCCTCCGGATGGGAACGACCACCGGCTCGCCATCGGGCGGCTCGATGTGGTTTTCGCAGAAGAACAGCAGGTGGGCACTGGCCGGAGCCAGCGCAGCGAACAGCAGGTGGCCGCTGGGCGTGTAGCAACGCGGCGGGTCGGGCGGCTCGGGGATCACCCACACGCTGATACCGGGCGGTGGCCGCATCGCGTCCTGGTACCGCCCGCGCCAGCCGACCTGTCGGCGGCTTGCGCTCTGGAAGTCTGAACCCTGGCGCTGCGTCAGCGGTCGGGCGTTCTGCCAGAGGGCGAGCCGACCGGCGCGCTTGCTGCGGTCACCGTCCTGATGCGCGAAGCGCGTGGCGTCGCGCAAACGGGTGGCGTTCTGGAACACGCCCGTCCGAATCTGCGCGATGGGCGTCGCGTTCTCGTGGGTGAACCCGGTTGCGCCGTGCAAGCGCGTCGCCTGCTGCTGGCCGGTGCGCCGCAGCAGCGGCGTGGCCACCAAGATTGGCGGCAGGCGGTGCGCGATGCCGTGAACCGACACACCCCCACGCTGCCACGCCGCGCCCCAGCCTGCGGGCGTCGCCGTCGCATCCTGCTGGCGCTGCGCTGCGCCGTCCTCGCGCTGCACGGCCTGTTGCCACTCGTGCGCCGTTTGGCCCACCGTCGGGCGCTGCGTGCGCGAGGCGTAGCGCACCTCGCTGGTGAATACCACGCCGGGCAGGCTGGCCACGCCGACGTTGAGCGGTACGCTCGGGCGCAGGATGAGCGTGCTGACCGTCAGGCCCGGCAGTTCTGCCAGCAACTCGGCTCGGGCCGGAGGGATGAACTTGATCACGACGACCGGCAGCGGCAGCGTGGCACGCACCGTCACATCGTCGCGCGGGGCGATGTAGTTCGCCCCGAACACCAAGTTGGCGTCGGCGGCCGCCGGTTGATCGAACAACAGATCGACCAGCGGGGGGCCGACCAACACGGTCGCGGCGGGCACGGGCAACGTGGCGACCAAGGTCACCTCGTCGGGAGCGGCAGGCACGGCTTACCCCAAGATGGCCGACACCATCCGTGCATCTCCACCGAGATACAGATTGGTGCTGGCCAGTTTCACGTCGCCACTGCCATCGGTGCCGCTGCAATCCAGATCCAGGGCATTGACCTCGTTGCCGTTGACCAGCCGGGCCCAGGTGGCGATGCCGGTGGCCGCAATCAGCCCATCCTCCTGCTGCGTCAGTGTGAGCAGCCCACCCGCAATCGTGCCCGCAGGCTTGGTCAGCCTGATCTCCACCAGCATCGCACTGGTCGGCGTCGTGGACGGCGTGGCAGGCCGCGTGCCACCGTAGATGCGCAGTCGCGCCGGGCTGGCCCCCGCGTCGAGGAAGGCCAAGGTGCCCGCCAGCCGCGCCTCGTTGTGTTCGACAGTGATGGCGACGGTCACGGCATCAACTCCGGGCGTAGGTTGTCCGCGATCACGGCGCGGTACATCTGCTTGTGGTCGTAGCTGACCACGGTGTAGCGCTGGGACAGATCGATCAGGTCGAACCGGTAAGCGCCCGTGGGGTCGCTCCAGGTTTCGGCCACCAGGACGCGGGTGTTCTCGCTGATGAGCTGCACCCGCCGCATCAGGGGCTGGTCGGGCTGCCCCTTCTCCTTGACCGTTCCGGCGATGAAGCCGTGGCCGCTGAAGTGGATGTCCTTGCGGCCGTTCGGAATCGGATGGAAGTGCCAGTCGTAGCCACCACCTCGGTTCCACAACTCCGAGTTGGGACTGTTCAAGCGCATCAGGTCGCAGTCGGCGTTGACGCCGATGTTGGCGGCGGGATCGGGCAGCACCGAGGTCGATCCACCGGCCAGCGGCAGCAGATCGTCGGCGGCGTTCACGCCCACCGCCGCTGGAAACGCAGGCAAGCCCGAAGGCGTGTCACCCGCAATGACGTGGACGCGGGCCGTGGCCCCGTACAGAAAGACGCCCGGAATCAGCTTGCCCCGGTAGGCAGCGTCTCCGACCTGGAACATCAGCACGCCACCGGCCTTGAACTGGATCAGGCGCGCCCACGGCACCCCGTTGGCATCGAAGGCCCCGACGATCACCTCGCAGCGCAGAATCATCCGTTGGCCGACGTTGAAGGTCGGGGCCACGTCGCCCAGACCGGCAATGGGCTTCGCGCCATCGTTGACGCCGCCCGTCACCGCTGCCCCGTCGCCGAAGCCGCTGTTCCAGCGGGAAACACTCCACCCACCGTCGAGATGGGCGAATCGGTAGCCCTCGGCACCGTTGCCCGTGGTCATCCACAGACCGATGTGCTTGCGGGCGCTTGGGTCGGTCAGGAGCTCGACATCGGCCTCGAACCAGAAGTCACCGTGCGCCGTCTCGTTGAAGCGCAGGATCGATTGGGCGTTCGGAGCCGAGAGGTCGATGGCCTGCTGGGCGCTGTTGTGGCTGGCGGACATGCTGCCCAGCACCGTGGTGTAGCCGCTCAAAGGGGCGGCGGCGAAGGTGTCGCTCAACGGGTAGGCCACGGATCACCTCCACGGCCCGGTGATGTCGAACGCGATCTGCGCGCCTTCGGTTTCCGAGCTGTACTGCGTCCTGACCAGCAGGAAGCGCTTGCCCGCCTGACCGACCACGTTGTCGACGATGGTCTGATCGCTATAGGGGCGGTCTTGGGGCATCCACAGCATCCCCGGCAGGATGCCGCGCATATGGCCGTCCTCTTGCCTCACGTAGGTGGGCAGCAGCCACAGGCTGTAGTCCGCCCCGTTCGGGAACGGCGTCGGGCCACGACCGCAGATCTGCTGGCCATTATTCGTGTTCAGGGAGGTCAGCCCGAAGCGCACCGGGTTGCCGAGCTGGGTGTGATTGCGCAGCAGCACCTTGCCCGTGAAGTCCAGCGACGAGACCAGACCGTAGCCGCTGAACTGCCCGGGATAGCTCCAGTAGTTGCTCATGCCCGAGTAGTTGTCGTCGGCAGCCAGCACCGTGGCGTAGTTGTCGCCCGGCTTGAAGCTCGTGATGTCGCCGAAGCAGTAGCAATTGCGGCCATACCAGCCGTAGCCCGCTGCATTGGTGCAGAACAGGAAGAACAGGCGGTCGTCACCGATCAGCACCCAGTTACGGCCACCTCCGCCGCTGTCGCCGTTGCTCTCGTACTGATTGCTTCGGGCGTGGAACCATTTGTACCAACCCCACTGGCTGGCAGTGACCTGCTTCCAGTTCTGCGTCGGGTTGTTCGGGTCATAGGGGGCCTGCGCGCCAACGATGGTGTCGATGTCCGACAGGTCTTCGACGATGCCGACGTTGGCCCACTTGGCCCAGCCCGTCGTGTAGTTGGGCGTCTTGAGGCTGTTGTCGATCAGCAGGATGTTCTGCGGCGACTGCGGGTTCTTGCTGCGGTAGGCGGCCTTGCTCGTTCCCGCGAACGGCTTCTCCCAGCCGAGTGAAGCCACCTTGGCACTCAGGTTCGTGGTCGTCGTCGCGGGCGACACCGGTGCTCCCGTCACCGCGTAGGTGAAGGCGGTCGTGGTCGTCGTCAGTACGCGGAACGATCCGTTGTACTCGGGCTGCTCGGCTCCTGCGATCTCGACCACCTGAAATGGCCGATAGGCGTGGCCGCTGGAAATGGTGGCCGTAGCGATGCCATCGGCGAAGGTCAGCGTGTCGATGGCCTTGAGGGCGAAGCCGTTGACGAGGCAGGCGTCGAGCATCGTCACCAGATCGCCCCAGTTGTTGGAGATCTGCGGCGCGCCGGTCATGCCGCTGTTGAAGTATTTGACGGTGAGGTCAGCCATTGCATTGATTCCTTATGGTCAAGGGGTGTCGACGTCGCCGCGAATCAGCAACGTGAAGTGGTCGTCGGGAACGGACTCCGGGCCCTGCTGGACGGTGCGCACCACCCACACCGGGAACTGGCTTCCGATGGTGTTGAAGCGCAGCACGTTGCCGGTGGCCCAGCCGTTGCCCCAGCCGAGCGCGGGCAGGCGGAAGTACGGCACCCCGGTCGCCGGGTTGTTGGGCGCGCAGTCGGCACTGGTGTTGCCGGTGGCGATCACGCCGACGTTCTCGCCGATGACCTCGAACGAGGTGCTGTTGGTCATCCGCACCACCCAGCGCTCGGTCAGCGCCCCGCGATTGCTGACCGTGATCGGGTACTGCGTGTGGTTGAAGGTGGCGGTGGCGGCGCTGCCCACCAACTCATCCGACCAGCCGCCGTTCCAGGTGCTCTGGTCGAACACGAGGTTCACGCGGGCGAACAGGTCTCCGGCCACCAGCGCACTGGAGACGAAACTGCCGGAGACCGGATCGCCGGGACTGGCCAGCGGATAGGCGTGCGTCAGAGGCCGCGTGAAGCTGATCTCGCCGTTGATCTGCACATCGCGCACCACGGCCATATCCTCGATGCGGTGCTCAATGGTCACCGGCTGGCTGTAGCCCGCCACGTTGGTGAAGGTAACCGTGCCCGCTTCCAGATCGGTGACGTAGCCGGTGTGGATGACCACGCCGTCGTTGCCGACCACGCGCACCCGCGACAGGCGCACCCGCGCGCAGTCGATGGTCTGGCCGTTGCTGACCGACGTCGTGATGCGACCGGTGTGGCCGACCACCGCAAAGCCACCGGGCCGGAAGATCGGCACCCGCCCGTCGCTGGGCAGGCGCACTGGGTCGATGCCCAGCAGCGCCGCGTCCAGGGGCAGATAGCTGTAGGCCACGGCGCTATAGCGCAGGCTGGAGGCCGCCACCGGCTCGGGCCGGAAGATCTTGCCGTCAGCGCGGACGTTCTCGGCATCGAACCACGGCTCCGTCTCGTTGCCCGCCGCCGTGACCACGGTGCCAAAGCGCACGCGCACGAGGCCGGTGTCGTAATCGACATTGCCGCTGACGCCGGACGCGCTGATCGTGCCGTCGATGCCTGCCGTCACGGTCTGCGTGCCACCCACGGCACGGGCGAACTGGATGGACAGCGATCCCGGGCGCAGCGGCGCGGCACCGGTGCGGAACACGTACTCGCTGGATATGTTCTCGCCAACGGTGGTCACGCAACTGGCGCGCGTGATGCTGTTGGCCGCGCCCGCCGACCAGGAGCTGAGCGTCACCGCGCCCGAGAGGTAGTTGATGCTGCCGCGCGTGATCCAGCCGCTGGGCGTGAACTCACGCAGCGTGCCCTGACCGTTGTCGCCCCAGGGCTGGCTGCCTGCGATGGCGAGCAGCACCGTGCCGGTCACCACCTGCGCGTTCACGCCCGGCACCAGCCGAAACGACGGGCTAAACGCGAACGTCTCGCTGTGGTTGCTGGTCGAGCCCGCGCTGTTGTAGCGCAGCTTGACGTAGCCGGACTCGTCGTTCGGGTACAGCGACGGTGCATCCACGTAACTGATGCCGCCGTAGTTGAGGCGGAACATCTGGCCCACGCCCGCAGCCCAGCCGAGGCGTTGCGCGCCATAGACGGGGCTCGGAATCTTGACCGTGACGTCGGGCTGGAACTGCACCGCCCCGGTGGCGTAGTTGACGCTGCCGATGACGACGCCGGAGCGCAGCACGTTGCCCGCACCATCGTCGCGGGCGTATTGCGTGGGATCGACGCCGTTCCACAGGCCCAGCCCCATCGCCTGAATCTGCTGCAACGTGTAGACCCCGAGCACGGCGGTGTCGGTCAGGGTGTTCCATTCGATCTCCAGCGAACCCGGCTCGATGGAGCCCAGGGTCGCGGTCACCGGCACCTTGCCCTGACCGTCGCGCGAGGGGTGCGCGAAGCTGTCTTCCTGCTTGGGGCCCGCGACGTAGTCCACCGTCAGCAGCGCGCCGACAGGCGGCAGCACGTTGGGTGCGAAGCTCAAGAGGTTCTGCGCGACGTTCAGATTGCCGGTGGCGGCTCCACTGAGCATGCCGGAGGTGGCGGCGGACGCCGTGCATGTGCCGGTGCCGCTCTCGTGCGGCCAGGTGATGGTGAGCGTTCCCGGCTGCACACTCTTGCCTTCTGGCGGGGCGAGCTGCAAGGCCTGCGAGATCTTCAGGGCGGCGGNCGGCTGCTGCGTTTCCTGCGTCGGCACATTCCACGTCAGGATCAAGGACGAGCCCACGTCGGGCAGCGCGCCCAGCGTTACCACGAAGGCCCCGGTGTTCTTGTTGAAGGTGCCCGCGCCGTAGCTGGCGTCCAGCCCCTTGAGCGAGCCGTTGCCACCATCCGACAGCACGTACCAGCGGCCCTGCGCCATGTAGCTGATGGAAAGCGTGCCGGGCTGCGGCACCGGGTTCACGGTGCCGACGTAGGACTGGCTGCGCGACTCCGGCGTGACCGCGATCTCCGAGCTTTGCGGCGCGCGCTGCAAAGACGCGGCGGGCGTGTAGGTGATGGACTTCGCTGAAGACATCGAGCCCGAGTTCAAGCTCAGGATGCCGTTGGCGTAGTCGATGGTGCCCAGCGTGCCGCTGGCGGTCTTGAGCAGGCCCGCGTCGTCGAAGATCGTGACGCCGTCGGTGACGATGGACAGCGATCCGGGCAGGCAGCCGCCCGGCAGATTGAACTTGAGGGTGGTGTTCCAGGCGTGGCTGGCCGTGTAACTCACGGGTGCCGCGCCCGGCACCGGCAAGCCCGCTGCGGCATACGGCGGCACGAACGAGATCGGCGTCTCGGTCTGGGCGCTGGGCACGAGCTGCGTGTAGATGGACGCGCCCTTGAGGGTGAAGTCGCCCACATTGGCCGCTTGCGTCAGCGGCACCACGCCGACGTAGGTGCCCGCATCGGCGACCACCGTGTCGCGCGTTCGGGTGGCGTTGTTGGCGCGCGTGAAGGTACGCGTCGCGGGCGAGCCGGTGAAATCGAAGCGCAGCGCGTCGCTGATCGCCACCGTGACGACCGCCGCCTTGTAGTCCTGGTCGGTGTTGTAGGTGAAGGTGCGCTCGACCACCGACACGGCGGTGGCGCGGATGTACTGCTCCTTCTGCGTCGGCAGGCCTTCGTTCTCGATCAGGACGAGGGNCTGGCCGACGTTGGGCACGGCGTCGCTCGGGCGCTGGAACAACTGCACCACGCGCTGGCCCGCGATGTGGTTCTCGAACAGATAGCCCGCCCACTCGGGGCCCTTGTTGAGGTAGGCCTCGATGCGGGTCTGCGCCTGCTCGCGGGTGTCGAAGGTCTTCTTGGTGGAGAACAGCGTGACGCTGACGCGCGCGTCCTGCGGCGGCTCGGCCACGATGACGTTGGCCCCGAAGTAGGTGTCGGTGTCGTCGGTGGCCACCTGCACGAAGCTCTTGCGCAGGTTGACGCGGCCTCCGGCGCGATCCAGCTCGGAGATGTCGGGGAAGATGGCATTCGAGACGCCGTCGGCGATCACGAGGCCCGTGGGTGCGCCGCCGCCTTCGGGCACGTCCGCCATCACGGCGGACTTCAGCAGTTTCACGTCGCCGGATTGAATCGGCATCTCAAATCTCCAGGAATCGAAGGGTCAGGCGGTAGAAGTCGGAGCCGGATCGCGCCGGAATGCCCAGCACGGGTTCGGCCTCGATGGCTGTCTCCGCGTGGCGGAAGGCGACCGTGAAGACGCGGCCATCGGTGAAGCTCAGTTCGAAGCGGCCCGTGGTGCCGCCCACCGGGATCGCCGCCCACGCACGCAACTGCTCGACGGTGGCGCGCGTCACCCACGCCATGTCGGGTGCGCCCGCCAAGGTGATCGGGCGACCGGCCTGCCGGGTGGCGGACTGGATCAACAAGGCACCCGTGATGAGGTAGGACGTGGACGCCACGGCGGGCGACCACGCGTGCTCGTCGCTCCACAGCAAGTCGTCGGGCAATGGCAGAGACACCCCGGTGGTGAGGNTCTTCAGTTGCATCGGGAAATCTCAGACGAAGAAACAGGAATGCACGGTCAAGACGTGCGGGTGCGGGCCGTGGCCAGCAGTTGCAGAAGGCGGGATTCGTCGCGAGCGTCCACGGTGACGTTGACCGTGCTGTGGCCTGCGGCCAGTTCCACGCGCACGGTGCGCGCGGGGCTGGCATCGGACAGCTGCGGGCGCGCGAGGTTCGCGGCTGCAGGCTGCACCAGGCCACCGGTGGCAAAACCCTGGATGCTGGCCAATGCGTTCCCGGCCAGCACCCGCGCTGGGGCGCTCAGGTTGTTGATGGCCTCGAAAAAGCCCACNCCCAGGCGCGCCACCGCCGAGCGGTTGACCACGTATTCGCCCGGCGTGAGCATCGCGGGCACGGTGTCGGACTTCGACAGCCCGCCGCGCCGGTAGAACTCGCCCTGGTTCTCTTCCATGTAGTCGATCAGCTCGCGCTCCAGGTCTTGCTTGCTGTTGTTCATGGCCCATTGCCAGCGCTCGGCAATCGTCGTCAGCGCCCCCTTCTCCCGGCTCGTCAAGGTCTTGAGTGCCTCCATGCGTTCGAGCACAGGCTTGTCCAGGTTCCACAGCTTCGACCAGTGATTGCGCGTGGCCTGATTGGCAATCGGACCGCCCCAACTGCCGGTGTTGATGCTCTGCATGCCCAGTTCCATCATCTTTTGCGCCTGGACGACTTCGCGGTTTTTCTTGGGCGTTCCACCACCCACAAAGCCACCGGTGGCAAAGCGCGCGACACCACTGGCCAACCGCGAGAGCGCGCCGCTGCCGTACTTCTGCACGGCTGCCTTGCGGATCACGAAGGCACCGGCGTCCAGCGTGCGCGGCACGGTGTCGTGGTGGCCGGAGCCGGGCACCGAGCCACCGCTCATCCGGGGAAAGGCCGGAGCCACCGCGCCACCGTCGGCAAAGTGACGGACACCACCACCCGCGCCACCGACCAGACCGCCCGTGGCATTGGTTTCCACCTTGGTCACATAGATGGTGTGGGTGCTGGAGGTGTTGCGCCCGTTGAGGCTGTCGATCTCCGCGCGTACCGCACCGACGTTGCTGGCCACCTGATGCTGAGATTCGGTCTGAATGCGATCCAGCGCCTTGATCATCCCCTCGACATTGGTGATGGCCGCCTGCGCCTTCTCGGTCGCCACCTTCAGCTCGAATTGCGCGTTCTGGTCGGCGTAGGTCTTGAGCTTGTCCAGCGCTTCCTTCGCCTTGGACACGTCGGCATCGACCGGCAGCGTCTTGCCTTCCTTCAGGAGCGCCTCGTATTCCTTGAGCTTCTTCTCCGCTTCCTGCAGGTCGGCCTGGATCTGGAGCAGGTACTCCTTTTCCGCCAGGGCCTTGTCCAGATCGGCGATGGCCTTGTCGAAGCGCGTGGTGTCGGCGTCGAGCGTGACCTTCAGACCGTCCTTGAGCTTGGCGGTGATGTCGTCGATCTGGCGTGTGGTCTCGGTCAGCGTGCGCTGAATCTCATCGCGTGCGATGATCGCCGAGCGTGCCGCCGTCTGGTGCGCCTTCGCTTCGGCGTCCAGCGTCTGGTTGAGGATTTCCTCGGACTGGCGGATGCGGTCGATGGCGTCGCGCACGCCCTGTTTGCCTTGCGCGGCCTGCGCATCGGCGTCCTTGGCCTTCTGCGCCAGTTCGGCGCGCAGCTGATCGGCCTGCCGCATCAGGTCGGCGGCCTGCTGGTATTCCTGCCTGCGGTAGGCCTCGCGCGACTGCGCTTCCAGTTGCGTGACCTGTGACACCGCCTGTTCGGACTGCTTGCGCGCTTCCTCGCCGCGCTTGGCCTCGTTGGTCTGGCTGGTGGCCACCTGCGCGGCCATGTCCATCGCCTTCTGCGCGAGCTGACGGGCAAGCTCCAACTCGCCGTTGGCCAGCGCCCGGCGCGCCTGCTCCTGCATCTCGGCGATCTGGCGCTTGCGATCCTCGGTGGCCTCGTACTCCGTCATGCCCTGACGGCGGATGTCGCGGATGCGCTCCTCCGTGGACATCGACAACTGGCGCTTGGCTTCCTCGATGCGCTGCACTTCGGCCAGATGCCGGTTGGCTTCGGCGTTGAGCGCGTCGATGTGCTGGCGGTACTCGGAGAGCGCCTGCGTCAAGGTCTGGCGCTTGGTGGCGAGGATGTCGTTCTCGACCCGCTGCACGTTGGCGCGGCGCTCTTCCTCGGTCTGGCCTTGCCGGGCAGCGGCGTCCTTGCGCGCCTGCGTTTCCTGATCGATCAGGCCGAGCGTCTCGGTCGTGGCCTGACGGCGCAGGGTGGCCTGCTGCGTCAGCGCCTCGGTGAGCAGCTGGGTGGATTTGGTGATCTTGGCGGTTTCGGACTGCTGGGTGAGGTCGAGCGCCGCCTTCTCCTGCTCGTAGCGGTTCTTCACCGCCTGCACCTGCTGCGCGAGGCTGGCCTCGACGATGGAGGTCAGCCCCTTGTAGGCCTCGGCCATCTTGGCGGTGGCGTCGTTGACCACGCCTTGGGCCTTGCCCACCGCCTGTTCGACCTCGCCCAGCCGGGACTTGAGCTTTTCCAGCGCGGCGTGCACCGCCTCGATGCCGCGTCCGACCGCTTCCTGCGTGCCCTGGCGCACGGCTTCGAGCCGCTTGGCGATCTCCTCGGCGGCGGTCGCGGCGGTGTTCATCGCGCCCTTGGCCGCGTTCGCGCCTTCGGTGGCGTCGGCGTACATCTCGGCGAAGATGCGATTCATCTCCGCGAGCCGCTGCTCGTGGCGCTTCGTGGCTTCGGCGATGGTGTCGGAGCTGAAGATGGCTGCGAACACTTCCCACTGGAAGCGCAGGTGCTCGATGCCCTTCATCAGCACCTCGACCATGAAGATGCCCGCCTTGCGGACGATCTCGAACTTCTCCGACAGCCACGTGCCGATCTCCCAGCCGATGATGGCCGCGCCGAGGACGCCGAAAGCCACGCGCAGCTTGCCCACCGGGGCGATGGCATTGGAGAGCGACAGGTTCGCCGTCGCCCACGCCGCCGCCGTGGTGCTGGCCGCCGTCACTGCTGCCGCGCCCGCCGTCTGCCACGCGATGATCAGCGCCGGGATCAGGCGGTAGACCAGCACCGCGAGCCCGACCTCGGCGATGCGCCCCAGCCACTTCATCACCGTGTCCAGATTCTCCGACAGCCACGTCAGCGCCTCGGCGAACCTCTTGGTGAAGCCGGTCGATTCGTCGAGTTTGCTGATCCACTGGCCGAAGGCGTTCGACAGGCGCGTGAAGGCCTGGCTGACGGTCATCGGCAGTTGCGCGTACTCAGCGGCCAGCTTGTCCTTCTGGCTCATCAGCGCGTTGACCACCACGTCGGCGGTGAGCCGCCCTTCCTCGGCGAGCTTGCGCAGCCGTCCGATGGGAACGTTCAGGCCATCGGCGAGCGCCTTGGCCAGACGCGGGCTGTTCTCGACGACGGAGTTGAATTCCTCGCCGCGCAGCACGCCCGAGGCCAAGGCCTGCCCGAACTGCAGCAGGGACGACTGCGCCTCGGTGGCCGATGCGCCGGAGATGCGCAGCGCCTGCGAGATGCTCTCGGTGAGCGAGAGCGCGTCCTTCTGCTCGCCGCCCAGCATCCGCACGGCCTGCTGGAGCTTGCCGTAGAGCGTGGCCGTCTCCTGGATCGGCACGCCGATGCGCTGCGCGATGGCGAACAGCTCCTTCTGCGCGACCGCGTATTCGCGCTGGCCTGCGGTGGCGAGCTTGAGGCGCGCGGACATCATGTTCCAGGCGTCGGCGATCTGGACGATCTCCTGCACCTTGCCCGCCGCCCAGTTGAGGGTGAGGAAGGCCAGCAACTGCGTCTTGGCCTTGGCGACCTGATCGCCGAAGGCGTTCATTCCGGCCTTGACCTCGGCCATCCCGGCGGCGGCCTTGTCGCCTGCGGTCTTGGCGCTGGAGCCGAACCCGCCGAGGCTGCGTTCGGCCGAGGTGATGGCGCGTTTGAGCCCCTCGTCGGCCCCTTCGAGCGCGACGAGGATGGAAATGCGGTTCGCCATTTCAGTCCACCAACCGCAACTGCTTCTCGATGCGCGCGGAGAGGCGCGGGATGCGAGCGGCGACGATGCGCTCGACGTTCAGGCGCTTCTTGAGCACGACCTTGGGCACCAGCACGGCGATGGGCACGTCCGCGCCGCGCTTGAGGCGCTTGACGCCCTCGGCCTTGCGGTAGCGGCGCTTGAAGCCCGACAGTGGCCGGTCGTGTTCCTTGATGTTCTCGGCCATCAGCACGATGTTCCCCTTGGCGTTCTTGATGAAATAGGCATTGCCGCCGCGCATCAGCTCGGCGATCTGCGCCTTGAAGCGTTTGCTGCCCACGCGCCCGTGCAGCGGGATCAGCATCCGGCCACCGATGACGCCGCCACGCTCGTGGATGCCAGACCACGGGATGCGCGAGCCGACGTAGAGCGCGGGCAGCCGACTCCGATCCTTGTCCAGCACCTTGGCGGTGAAGCCCTTGACGAAGGACTTCTTGACCACCGCCATCTGGCCCGCGACGTGGCTGCGCACGTCCTGCTTGAGCTCGGCGGCCTCGCTGGCGATGCCGCGCGCGACCGCCTGCTTGACCTTGTCGCGGAACTCGCCGCCCCAGCGGCGCAGTTGCGCCTGCGCGGCCTTGCTATCGATGCGAACCGAGATGCGCATGGCTGATTGCCTGATCGGTGAGCCTGTCGAGGGTCTGGTCAAGGTGACGGGCTTCGCCGCGTGCGCCGATGGCGATCAGCGAGAGCAGCCGCGCATCGCGTGCGGCGTCCTCCCGCGCGGCGGCGGCGGCGAAGCCGCGCACCTGCGCCAAGGTGTAGCCGAAGATGTCCGGCAACCGGTGGCCGTGGGCGATCAGGTGCTGGACGGTGTCGAACCAGCCGTGGCCATTGCTGCCGTCGCGCCCGTCTGCGCGATCAGCCCGTCGAGCCGAGGCATCACCGTCCGGGTAAAAAAATCGGCGTTGACCTCGATCACCTTGGCCGCGAGCAGAATCGCCTCGTCGGCGGCCAGCTCATCGACCCACGCGCGCGGTTTGCCGACGGCAATCGACACCGCCGTCAGCAGGTCGTCGCCGCGCTCGCCGAACAGCGCCAGCCAGTCGATACCATCGCCTCCGATCTGTTGCATCACCGGCGTGATGGCGCGCAGGAAGGCGGGCATCTGGCCGACCTTGAGCGGCTTGATGGCCAGCGGCTCGCCGTCGATGACCAGTTCCACCGCCTGCGGGATGAGGGTTTCCAGATCGCTCATGGCAGCCCCCATCACAGTTGCACGATGCGGCCGAACTGGCCGAGCACCGCGTCATAGGGTTTGGTGGTGTCGGCCAGCAGCGAGCCTTCCAGCTCGAACTTGTTGTACTCGTCCGAGATGAAGGAGATCTCCTTCAGCGGATCGAAGGCCACGCGGTACAGCTCCACCAGCACCTTGGCGTTGCCCTGCGCGGTGTTGACGCCTTCCAGGCGCAGGAACCGTTCGGGCAGCGCCTGCGTGAAGATGCCGATCTCGGTGGCAACACCGTAGCTGTAGGCCGCCTTGAACGGCGCGGTGAAGCCGGTGGTATCCAGAAACTGGAGGGCACCGAAGTCGGTGTCGGCGGTGTAGTGCGTGCCTGCGGTCAGCGTCGCGGGCGTGCCCGCCGAGTCGGTCACCACCAGCGCCGACACCTTCGGGTGCGCGAAGAAGTAGCGGTCGCCGACCACGGGCGCAGCACCGCCGATGGGTTCGGCGGTCACCGTGCCGGTGCTGCCGGTGACGTGGTTGCCGTAGAGGGCCAGGGCGAGGNTTTCTTTTGTGAACTCCTCGATGGTGAGGTTCACGGTGGCCGACTTCTGCTTGACCATCCGGTGGTCGAGCGAGCGCTGGCCGGTCTGGCTCTCGTAGTGCTCCAGCACGTCGGTCTTGAGCGAGAGCTTCAACTCGGCGACGTTGCCGGGCGAGCGCACTTCGATGGGCAGGCCGTCGATATCGCGCTTGCCGAGGAAGACGCGGCCTTGGAACGATGCATAGGTGCTCATGATTTGGATTCCTTGCGTTGGGTGGTTTTGGGTTCGATGGGGGTGCCGTCGCCTTCCGGCTGCGGCACGGGTGCGGGCTGGCGGTCGTGGCGGGCGATGCCATTGGCGATGAGCCAGTCGGCGGTGCCGCTTTCCACGTCAAGCCGTTCGCCCGGCTGGAGCGGCATGCCCGCGTGGGTGTGTGGGCGGATCAAAACGAGTGATGTCATGGGTGTCATCCCTTGGTTGAAAGATCGGTGCCGAGCGTCCGGTAGGTGATCGCGTAGCGCGCGGGAATAGCGGCGGCCACCGCGTCGGCGTCCTCGACGTCCCATTCGCATTCCTGCTCGCGGATGCCAAGGCACAAGCCGCCCAGATTCCGGTCGGCCAGCAGCGCGGCGTGAGCGGCGGTGAGCAGCCGGTCGGCTTCTGTCTCCGGAATCGCGGGCGGCACCGCGCGTGCCAGCGCGACGAGGCGCACGATCAGTTCGCGCGTGACGCGGTCGTTGGCGCGCTCGGTGATGGATTCGGACTCGGGGAACACCACCAGCGCCGGGCATTGCTCCCGGCTGATGGCCACCGTGGGCGAGCGGTGCAAGGTCGCCCCAAGCGATTCCACCGGCGTGCGGACGGCCGCCATCACCGCGAGCAGAATCTGTTCGCGGATCGAGTTGCCGGACACGGGTCAGAGTCTCGTGAGCTTGGCGCGCATCTCCGAGCCATCGCCCACGGCCCGGATGTCGCGCACCTGATAGATCACGCTGCCGATCTCCACCGTGTCGCGCGGGGCCAGACCCATAAACACCGACGCCGGATACGACATCTGGTGGTCGGTGGTCGAGGCCAGCCCATCGAACACGGTGTCGTCGGGCGCGGCGAAGCCCACTGGATGCTGCTGGGCGAGACTGCCATCCGACGGTTGCCAGCGGCACTCCCTGAGCAGCCCAGCGTTACCCGCTGAGGCGTAGATCTGTTCCACGATGCCCATCACGCCACCGTCAGCTTGACCAACACGCCGGGGCGATGGCACATCGGCAGCGGGTTGGACTGCGTGTGCAGGTCGGTGCCCCGGTCGAACTTGCGCGGCTCCTGCTTGGCGTACAGCGGCTGGCCCACCGTGTTGACGGTCTCGTTGAAGTCCGCCGGTGCGAAGTAGGTGCCGAAGGTGTCGATGGTGCCCAGCGGGAAAGCGTGGGCCTCACCGGCGGCGATGAAGCGGCGGGCGGTGCCACTGGCATCGGTGGCCTGGCCCCGGTACTCCTCGAAGGTGATTCCGCCGTAGGTGAAGCCGCGACGCACGTCGTTGATGAGGATGGCCCCGTTCTGCCAGTTCTCGAACGCCTTCTCGACCTTGGCGTGACCGGTGAGCGCAGCGAAGAACTCCGCCGAACACAGGCAATGGACGCCGTTCATGAACTCGCCCTTGAGGTTCTCCTCGATGGTCGCCAGCACCGTGGTGCATTTGGCTTTGACGTTGGTTCCCGCCGTGCCCAACTCGAAGGCCACGGTCTGCTGGGCGATCTCGAAGGCATCGAACAGGTCGTAGAGCACCGAGCCATCGGCATCGAGGATCACGCCCTTGAGCGCGCCGACGCGCAGGTGCTCCAAGGTGATCGCGTGCTTGTTGCGCATCGTCTCCAGATGGCGCGCGACGACGCCCGCGACCGTCTCGGTTTCGGTTTCCGAACCGAAGGCGCGGATGCCTTGCACTTCCTCGGGCAGCACCACGTCGTCGTGCGGGATGTGCGGCACGACGAAGGAACGCAGCTTGCGCTTGCCGCGCACGCCGACCGTGCCGGGCGAGCCCGGCGGCAGCGTGGGCAGCAGGTTGAGCACGCCGTTCATTTCCTCGACGACGATCTGGCGCTGGCGCACCGGCTTGGGCGGCATCAGGTTCAGTTCTTCCAGACGGCCGTAGCGGTTGGGTAGGATGTTGATGGCGGCGGTCAGCGCGGCCATCGAGAAGGCGGGATTGCTGAAGGGGTTGTTCATGGTCAGGCTCCTTGACGGACGAGGACGCCCAGCGCCTTGAGCTGCGCAATGGCGGTGAGTTGTTCGGCGGTGGTGATGGCATCGGGCCACGCGAGCGCGTGATGGGCGACGACGGCGTGGCGCGCGACGACGAGGCCGTCATCGCGGTCGATCAAAGTGGCATCGCAGGCTTGCAGCAGCACGCCTGCGGCGACCTGCGTGCCGTCCTCGGCGGACGGATCGATCTGCTTGTATTTGCCACTGGCGGTGACGATGCCGAGCACCGTTCCCAGCGGCAGGTTTTGACCCGATGCGACCGTGACGCGGTCGCGCGAGTAGAGGTTGGGTGCTTCGTACTTGAGCAGGTCGCCCAGGTTCAGGGGTTCGGCGAGAACGGACATTTCAGATCTCCTTCTTGAAGGCGGTGGATTGCGCCGCGATCTGCTTTGCTGCATCGATCAGCGGATTGCTGGCCGAAGGGCGAACGGCATCGGGCGTGATGCGACTGGTGATTTCGGGACTGGCGTCGGCCTGCGCGGCCAGGAGCTGGCTGCGCACCTTGGCGGGCGAGGCCTGCGCTTCGAGGAAGCCCGCGATCAGGTCGGTGCGCCCAGCCAACGTGCAGGTCTGGGCGATTTCGACGGCGTCGGCCACGGTCATTGCCGTGGCGGTGGAGGCGGTGGCGGAGGGTTGAGGAGGATTGCCAGCAGGATCAGCAAGAGGCCGATCAAGAGCAGCGGGGTCGGTTCGATCATTCATGGATGACTCCATCTGGTGGTTGCGAAAAAGGCCCGCTTGGCTGGCCGAAGCCACCTGAGTCGGGAGTGGGGAAAGCGATTGGGTGAGCTGCGAGAGCGCGTCGTCGAAGCCGCCGACCGCATCGGCCAGACCAGCGCCGACGGCATCCGGGCCGAAGAACAGGCCCGCTTCGGTGGCGCGCACGGCGTCGGCGTCGAGGCCGCGATGGCGAGCGACCGTCTCGACGAAGAGGTCGTAGACGCGATCCACCTCGGCCTTCAGGACGGCATGCGCCTCGTCGGAGATCGGTTCGTGCGGGTTGAGGTCGTTCTTGCGCTCGCCCGCGAACACGGCGGTATAGCGAACGCCATCCTTCGCGTCCTTCACCGACTGATCGATGTGCATGGCGATGACGCCAATCGAGCCGACGCCGCCGGTGCGCGCGACGAACACTCGGCTCGCGGCGGACGCCAGTGCGTAGGCCGCCGAGAACGCCATGTCGTTGGCCACGGCCCAGACCGGCTTGACTTGCACGCCCGCGCGGATGCGGTCGGCCAGGTCGAACACGCCGCCGGATTCGCCGCCGGGCGAATCGACATCGAGCAGGATCGCGGCGACCTCAGGGCTGGCCAACGCCGCGTCCAGTTGCGCGGCGATGCTGGTGTAGCTGGCGAGGCCCGACACGGCTTCGAGGCCGGAGGTGCGGCGCACCAGCGTGCCGTGGATCGGGATGACGGCGACCTTGCCGGTCGCAGGCGACAGTGGGCGTGTGGTCGGCGCGTAGTCCGCGGGCACGACCATGTCGGTCAGGCCAATGCGCGCACCGAGCACGGACAGGATGACGTCGAGTTTCGGGCGATGGATCGCCAGCGGCACGCCAAAGAGGCGCGCCGCCAGATGTGGCAGCACGGTCATGGGAATCCTTCTGGAAAACGGTCAGGCGACGAGTCAGGAAATCGACTGGCTGCCGGTGGCGTCGGGTGTGACGGCGTTGCGGTTGGGTTCCGCGCTGCCGCCGTCCTTCGACGTGTAGCGAGGGTCGGAATCAAAGATCAGGCCGAGGTCGTCGGCGCGCTGGTTGTCGGCGGCGATCTCGCGGTCGACGTCTTCGGCGTCGTAGCCGTTGGCCGAGATGGCTTCCGAGCGCGACATCAAGCCCGCGCGGATGGCCAGCAACATCGCCTTGAATTCCTTCTCCGGATCGACCCACTGCCAGCCCTGCGGAATCCACTTCACGGCGAGGTACTGACGACGACGGGCGGGCCCGCCACGCGCGAAGCCCGGCGCTTCGAGCGCCCCGGCGAGCACGGCCTGCTTCATCCACGCCGCCCACACCGGACGGCACAGCTGATGCACCAGCACGCCGTGCTGCAGCATCTCGCAGCGCCGCCGGAACTCCAGCATCCCGGCACGGATGGACGAGTAGTTCACGCCGGTCAGATCGCCGGTCAGTTGTTCGTAGGTGATGCCGATGGCGGCGGCAACCGCGCGGAACTGCGTGCGCAGGAACTCGGAGTACGAACCGCCCACGTCGGCGGGATCGGAGAACTTGATGTCCTCGCCGGGCTCCAGAATCTGCAGCGTTCCCGGCTCCAGCCCGGCGAACGCAATCCCTTCGGCGTCGGCTGCGCCTTCGCCCATCAGGTTGTCTTCCGGGTTGGCGCGCGTGACGAAGCCCGCGAACATCGCGGCGGTCTTCTTGCGCACCAGTTCGGCGTCGTCGTACTGGTCGAGTTCGTTGAGCTTGACGAGCGCCCGCGACAACCACGGCTCGCCGCGAATCTGGCCTGGGCGCAGCACGCGGAACAGATGGATGATTTCCGCAGCCGGGATGCGCACCGTGTCCATCCCGCCCTGGCCCGACATCGGCGCAAGACGCCCGTCCTCGGGATGCGAGCGGTACAGGTGGTAGGCGACGCGCCGCCCCAGGCTGTCGAACTCGATGCCGGAGCGCACGACGTTGCCCGAAGGAAGATCGGTGTTCAGATTGATCGGCAGGTGCTCGGGCTCCAGCAACTGAAGCTGCAGCGGCACGACCAGCCCGTCCTCCGGGCGTCGCGGCCGCAAGCGGATCAGGCATTCGCCGCCTTCGAGCATTGCGCGGCAGGCCAGCGCCTGCAAACCGTAGAAGTCAGTCTGACCGGCGGCGTCGGCTTCCGCCGTCCAGTCGCGCCACAGCGCCTGCACTTCGGCCTTGAACGCCTCGTCGGGCGACAGGCTCTGCGGCTTGATGCCGGTGCCGACCGCGTTGGCCACGAAGGCTTCGATGCCTGCCTGCGCCCAGGCATTGCGGCGCACGAGGTCACGGCTCTTGCCGCGCAGTTCGTTGCTGGTCGCCAGCATCGCGGCGACCGCGCCGGGGTTGCCGGGCATCCACGCCAGCGAGCGACGACCACGCCCCGCTGCCTCGTGGACGGGAGGCTGACCGAAGAGGCTACGGAGTTTGCCTAGCCAGCTTGCTGGCGTTCGTGATGTTGTCCAGGCCATCAGAACCCCTTCGACGTCGTGACCCGGATCTGGCGCGGCGCACCGGGCAGCAGCCCGGTTTCAGCCGCCTGCTGCAGCAGTCCGCGCCTGACCTCGCGGATCGCGGCCATCAGTTCGTCGACCGAGCGGTACTCGACCGTCTTGTCGGCAAAGGTCACGCGCCGTTCGCCCTTGGCGAGCGCGCTCTCCAAGGCCTGGAGTTGGATTTCTGTGTAGGCCATCAACGGTACACCACGAGATTGATTTCGGAGGAGTCGTCGAACGACGTTGCAGTCGTCGCACAGGAGATGTCGACGTACTGGGCCGTCTTGAGGTCGGAGCTGGCGCGCACGACGGCCACTCGTTGCTGGCCGCTGTTGACGCTGCTGCGTGCGAGCGCCGTCCAGCAGTAGTTCGCATCCGGCATCGCCACGGCGAAATGCACGCGATATCGGCCCGCCGCCGTGCGCACGACGCTGGCCACGTTGCGCGCGCTGGCGATCACGACCTGACCGCCCTCGTAGCCGAAGCTCACCCACACCCGGGCGAGACCAGGATGTGTGGCGTCGATCTTGGTCTTGACCTCGAAGCCGATGCGCGCCGCAAGAGCGGCGATGCTGGACGCGAGGCTCATCAGGCCAGCGCCCCGTCGAAGACCACGACGAAGTCGGTGTCGGTGTTCCCGACATCGGCGGCCGCCACCGCGCCGATGTTGGTGCGGGCCTGCAGTTGCTCGGCAACCGTCAAGGTCTGCGCCGCGTCGAAGCGCACCCGCAGACTGACGGCGGCCAGGAGCGCGTCCAGACCCGTCGTGCCGTTCTGCAGCAACTGCTGGATTTCCACCAGAGTGTCGTAGGCGGCGTCCGCGCCACCCAGGATGTCGGCCTTGAGCGCGTCGAGCAGCGACACGATCTTGTTCGACGAGTAAGTGCTGGAGGCGGCGATCTGGCTGTCGTCGATGGCGGTGGCGGACAGCACCGCCGCCTTCAGCTCGTTGACCGCCGCGACCAGACTCGACTTGTCGGTGGTGGACAGGTTGGCGAGATTGCCTGCGGTGGCCCGGACGTCGTTGAACTCCTGCGCGACGCGGATGACCAGACTCTCGATGCGGGTGGCAAGACTCATGTGTTCTCCTTGGTTTGAAGCGGCCGCCGTCAACGAAGCCAACGGCTTCGGATGACGCGCCGACCGGAATTGCGGGTTCCAGAAGCAGCGAGGCCACCGCGTCGGGTGGCCTCGTTCAATTCGATGTCGTGGATGGGCGGTGGCTCATCCGGTGGGGGTGCTACCCCCAGTTGCCGCTCCAGTTCGCGCCAGTGGCGTTCCTCGAAGCGATCCAGTCCCGTGCTGGATGCGGCCGCGCGGGCGTAGACGTAGCAGTCCAGGGCCTCGTTGCGCTCGCGCATCTTTTGCCACTCGCGCACCGGGAAGCCGTTGCGGTCGCGGCGGGTGATCAATTGCTCCGCGCAGAGCTGCTGGATGAACTCGGCGTCGATCTTCGGCAGATGGACGAACCCGGCCGGAAACACCGGGGTCAAGCCGTCCTCGCCGACGTCCGCGCTCTTACGCAGGTTGTTGTAGAACTCCAACTTGGCGATGCCGACCGCCACCGTGAACACCTTGATGCCCCGGCGCAGCTTCTTGCCGCCCTGCGAGACATCGATGGCAGTCGGCGTGCCGATCAGGGCAGCACCGCGTGGCACGCCCTTGACCGCCATCACGCGCGGATCGTGGCAGGCACGCACGAAGGCGTAGGCTTCCTGCGTGGCAAAGCCGGTGTCCAGCGCGAAACGCGCCAGTGGCATTGCCACGCCCGAGGCGTGCGTCCAGTTCTCGGCCAGCATCGCGGCCAGCGCCCTCCACACTGCGTCCCGGGCGGTGTCACCCATCAGCACGCGGTGCTCGACCAGCCACGATTCCTTGCCGCGCCCGAAGGCCCAGACCGAGGCCTCGATGCGATCTTTCTGCACGTCCGCGCCGCCAACCAGCAGCAGACCGCCTTGCGGCACGCTGCCGATGCGGTACTCCTCGCGGCGCTCGACCAGCCGTTGCCAGTCGGGCGCTTCGCCTTCCTCGACCCAGGTCTCGCCCAGCTCGGTGTTCTTGAAGGTCTTGATCGCGGCGGCCGATCCCGATTCCTTGTTGACGGCGGCTTCCCACGCGGCGGCGATGTCGCGCCACGAGCGCCAGCCCACCGGGCTGTACAGCGACGACAGGTGAAATCCCGCCGTCTTGCCCTCGGCCATCGCGCGCCATTCGCCGTGCTCCAGCATCCACGTCTTGTGATGCTCGGCAATCGCCGTGTCGCAGGATTCGCAGATGTAGGCGGCGGTTTCCGGTTGCCCCTTGTCCCAGCGCAGTTGCTCGAAGCGCAACCACTGCGGGTGGTTGCAGTGCGGGCACGGCACGAAGTAGCGGCGCTGGTCGCTGGCCTCGTACTCGCGTTCGATGGCGCTCGCCCCGGAGATCGTCGGCGTCGACACGATGAAGATCTTGCGGCGCGCGAAGGTGCGCGTGCGCGCCTCGGCCAGCGAGATCGCATCGCCTTCGCCCTCGACGTCCAGCGGGTAGCCGTCCACTTCGTCGAGGAACAGGTAGCGCACCGGCATCGAGCGCAGGCCCACCGCGCTGTTCGCGCCGGTCATCACCAGCACGCCGCCCCGGAACTCCTTGGCCAGAATCGTGTTGCCCGAATCCCGGCTGCGCGCGGGCGCGATCAATTCCGCCAGCGCCGCCGACTCCTCGATCAGCGGGTCGATTCGCTGCTTCGAGTTGCGCTTGGCCATCTCCACCGTCGGCCAGACCGCCATCATCGGGCCCGGTGCGTGGTGGATCACGTAGCCGATCCAGTTCGATCCCATTTCGGTCGCGCCGAGCTGAGCGGCCTTCATGAACGCCACGCGCTCAACCGGCGAGGTCGGCGACAGGCAATCCATGATCGCCTTCAGGTACGGCGTGCGGCTGGTGCGCCAGCGCCCGGGNTCGGCGGAGGCCTTGCTGGAGAGCATCCGATGGCGATCCGACCATTCCGACACGGTGAGTAGCGGATCAGGCGTCAAGCCGTCGCGCCACGCGCGTTCGATCTCAACAGCGCCTTCGTAATCGTCCATCGTCAATCCACGCGCGGGCGCAGCTCGCCCAGTTCGATCAGGTGCTCGCGCACGGCGGCTTCCAGCGTGACGTGCATCGTGTGCGCGTCGATGCCAAGCGCTGAGGCCATCTGCCCCGAGATGCGCGCGGGCCAGTTCAACCACGCGTCGCGCTCGATGCGTGCGAGCTTGAAAACGTGGGCCACGGCCTGCGCCCGATCCACCAGTTCCTTCTTGCGGTGCGCCAGCTCCAGGTTGTTGAGCTTGGCCTTGAGCACCTCGTTGACCGTGCGCGCCTGCAAGAGCGAGGTACCGCCCGCCGACATCGGCGCTGTGCTGGTGTCGGAGACATCGCGCTGCGGTGTCGCTTCGGCGGGCGCGAGCGCGGGTCGCGCCTTCGTGGTGCCGACCTTCTCCTGCGCAGCGGCGCGGCGCGGCTGCAATGTGTTTTGTGCCCACTGGGCGTCCGCCGCATCCGGATCAATCGTGCCGTCAGGCAGTGCGGTGATCCGCCCGGTGTCGATGGCCTTCTTCACGGCCACGTGCGACACGCCACGGTGGCGCGCGTAGGCGCGAATCGAGAGTCCCATCGTCACCTTCTTCAATCATCTGTTCGTCATTCCTGCGGATTGAGCTTGGCTTCCATCGGGAACAGCGCGTTCATCACGTCACGCCAACCACACCCCGAAAGGAAACGCCATGAGCCAGATCGACACCATCCTCACCCTGATCGCCCAGAAGCATCTGGGCATCGACACCCTGCAAACCCGCCACGCCGACAGCCTGGACTTCCACGACACGGCGGTGTGGTGCATCCGGGACGCGCTGGAAGCGGCCTTCAAGGCGGGCGTCGAACTCGGCGCGTCGAGCCCGAAAGCCACGGAAGCGGAGATCGCCAAGGACTGATCGGAAACCCACGAAACCAAGCGGAAAGCGCTTGGCTTCACTCCCGAACAGCGCGTTCATCACATCGTCATCCACCACCCCCGAAGGAGCAGCCCATGACCACCACCCAACTCACCCCGGCCCAGCACGCCATCCTCGCCAAGGCCATCAACACCAGCGGCGGCAAGATCGACTGGTTCCCCGACAACATCAAAGGCGGCGCGCGCAAAAAGGTGCTCGACGGCCTGTTCAACCGCGCCCTGATCACGCCCGATGGCGAGGGCTGGTGCGTCGCCGCCGAGGGCTACGACGCCTTGGGCATGAAACGCCCCACGATCCCGCAGCCGACGCCGGAAGTCGATGCCGAACTGGAGCAGGCTGTTGCCGCCGCCGAAGCGACGTGGACGCAAGCGCCGACACCGGCCAAGCCGCGCACGCGCGACAACAGCAAGCAGGCCGAAGTGATCCGGATGCTGCAACGCCCCGAGGGCGCAACCATCGGCCAGATCTGCACCGCCACCGGCTGGCAGGCGCACACGGTGCGCGGCACCTTTGCCGGAGCCTTCAAGAAAAAGCTCGGCCTGACCATCGTCTCGGACAAGCCGCAGGGCGGCGAGCGGGTCTACCGCATCGCCTGAAAAAAGATCGAGAAAGAAGCCAAGAACAGCTTGGCTTCTCAATCGGACAGCGCGTTACTACGGGTGTCGCAACGATCAACCCGAAGGAGAAAGCACCATGACCAGCATCCCGATCCCCGCCACCCAGAACGAAGCCTGGGGCTTTTGGGGCACGATGAACGAGCACGCCAGCGGCGCGTGGCCCCTGGCGATGAGCGCCATCTCGGACGCCNCCGGCCAGCCCCTCGAATCGGTACGGGTCTTCCTCGACAGCCGCCACGGCCGCCACTTTGCCGACGACGTCCAGAACGGGCTTTACGAGGGCAAGGCCCTGGCGAATGCGATCAACGCCGCCACCCAACGCTGGATGGGCTGGACGATTGGCCGCCAGACCAGCAAGCAGTACGGCATCCCGCGCGGCCTGCCTTACCTGACGGGCTTCGTGATTCACTGCGAGATCCTCGACGAGTCGCTGGCCGCCTGATCGAGCACCGCGCCATCCGCCTCGCGGGTGGCCTGCTTGCCGGTGAAATCCTCCCACCGGCGCACGATCACGTCCACGTACTTCGGATCGAGTTCGATCAGCCGCGCGACGCGGCCTGACTTTTCGGCTGCAATCAACGTCGTGCCGGAGCCACCAAACGGGTCGAGCACCACGTTGCCGGGGCGGCTCGAATTGCGGATCGCGCGCTCGACCAGTTCCACCGGCTTCATCGTCGGGTGCAGGTCGTTCTTCTGCGGCTTTTTGATTGCCCAGACGTCGCCCTGATCGCGGTCGCCGCACCAATGGCGTGTCGCGCCCTCGGGCCAGCCGTACAGGATCGGCTCGTACTGGCGCTGGTAGTCGGCGCGACCCAGCGTGAACGTGTTCTTGGCCCAGATGATGAACGTCGACCACTTGCCCCCGGCGGCGCGGAACGCGGCCTGCAGCACATCCAGTTCGCTGGACGACATCGCCACATAGATCCCGCCCCGGCAGTTCGCCACCGTCGGCGTCAGTGCCGCCAGCAGGAAGTCGTAGAACCCGTCGCCCAAGTTGTCGTTCAGGATCGCGCGGTCCTTGCCGCGCATCTTGTCCTTGGCGCTGTTGGCGTAGTTCACGTTGTACGGCGGGTCTGTGAAGACCATGTCGACCGGCTCGCCTTGCAGCAAGGCCTCGTAGCTTGCCGCCACGGTGGCATCGCCGCACAGCAGCCGGTGTGGGCCCAGCACCCAGACATCGCCCGGGCGCGAGATCGGCGTCTCGCCAACCTCCGGCACCGCATCCTCATCGGTCTGACCCTCGTTGTCCGGCTCGTCGCCCGCGATCAGTTCCGCCAGCGCGTCGGCGTCGAAGCCGGTGATGTCGAGGTCGAAGCCGTCCAGTTGCAAGGCTTCCAGTTCGATGCGCAGCATCGCGTCGTCCCAGCCCGCGTTCTCGGCGATGCGGTTGTCCGCGATGACCAGGGCCCGGCGTTGGGTTGGGCTCAAGTGATCGAGTACGACCACCGGCACGACCTTCAGCCCAAGTTTCTTGGCGGCGGCCAGCCGTCCGTGGCCAGCGACGATGATGCCGTCGCTGCCCGCCAGGATCGGATTGGTGAATCCGAACTCCGCGATGCTGGCAGCGATCTGCGCCACCTGCTCCTCGGAGTGGGTGCGCGCGTTGCGGGCGTAGGGCAGCAGCTTGCCGGTCGGCCACTGCTCGATCTTGTCGGCCAGCCAGTTCATGCCATCACCTCGATGTCAGAGGTGGTAGCGCGCTCGGCGGCGACCTGCTCGAAGGACTGACCGGTGGCGATCAAGCTGACCGGCACACCGGGGTGGTTCTGCTGGAAGCGTTTGATGGCAACGTCCACGTACTCCGGCGCGATTTCCACGCTGCGGCAGACGCGGCCCGTGCGCTCGGCCGCCAACATCGTGGTGCCGCTGCCGCCGAAGGGTTCGAACACGATGTCGCCAGCGTCGCTGTAGGCCTCGATCACGAACTCCGGCAGCGCGACCGGGAACACGGCGGGGNGGTCGATGTCCTGACCGATCTTGCCCTTGTGGCGCATCACGCGGATCACGCTGTCGGGGATGCGCGTGTCCTGCGTCGGCAGGCCCTTGTGCGTCCAGCCGCCGACTTCGCCGTCCTTGCCCCGCATCGCCGTGGACGAGCCATCGGCGCGCAGGTGCGATTCCTGCCCGGCGTGCTTGCAGGGCACGATCTTGTTCGGCTTGCGGCTTTCGCGGTTGAAGTGGAAAACGAACTCGAAGCTCGGGGCGAAGCGGCCTGCCCAGTCGCCGGGCATCCCCGGCCCCTGATCCCAGACGTACCACGCGAAGCGCCGCCAGCCCTGGCTGCGCATCCAGCCGAGCCAGGCGTCCCAATACGGGATCACCTCGTTGTCGCGGTGGATGAGCCCGAGGTTGACCAGCACCTGACCCTCGCCCGCCATCGGCAGGTGCGCGAACACGCCGCGCATCAGGCCATCCCAATCGGTGATGCCGCCCGAGGTGTAGTCGCGCTGGTTGCCGTAGGGCGGCGAGGTGAAGCACAGGCGAGCGGTATCGCCTTGCATCAGCGCAGCGACCATGGCCCGGTCGGTGGCGTCGCCGCAGATCAGGCGGTGCGCGCCGATGGCCCAGATATCGCCCGGGCGGGACACCGCCACGACGGGGGCGTCGGGCACGTCGTCCGCCGCATCCGGTTCGTCGGCATCAGGCTCCGGGTCGGTACCGGCGTCGGTCACATCACCCGTGAGCAGCGCCTCGATCTCGGCATCCTCGAAACCCGTCAGCGCAAGGTCGTNCCCCGCCTCGGACAGGTCGGCCAACTCCAACGCCAGCATCTCCTCGTCCCAGCCCGCATCGAGCGCCAGCCGGTTGTCGGCGATCACCAGCGCGCGCTTCTGCGCGACGGTCAGATGGGCCAGTTCGATCACCGGCACCTGATCCAGCCCAAGCTTGCGCGCGGCAGCCAGACGCCCGTGCCCGGCAATGATGCCGTTGTCGCCATCGACCAGGATCGGATTCGTCCAGCCATACTCGACGATGCTGGCCGCGATCTTGGCGATCTGACCCTCGGCGTGCGTGCGCGGATTGCGGGCGTAGGGAATCAGCGCCTCGACCTTGCGGTACTCGACGTTGAGTGTGTTCAAAGTGGAAATCCCAAATGCAAANCCCGCCGAGCGTTGCCGCCGGGCGGGTTGAGTGAATGAAGACTCTGGTGGGGTGGTAACCGCGCCTGGGGGTGGTAACCGGGGCCGGTAACCTGGCCGACTGGTAACCTTGCCCGCGCCCTGACGCTAAAAAAGCGTCGCGCTCGCGCCCCCTGCATGGGACTTTCGGCAGGAAGGACCCCTTTCGCCTCGGGCCGCTCGCCGAACCGTCACCGCTGTCCAGAAGATAGCTCGAATACTACGCTCGACCGGGTTGATTTGTTGCAGGGTCAAAAACCGCGCATCGCCGCTGACATGCTCGCACTGCAAACCACGCGCGCCAATTCACGCCAAAACCCTACGCTGTGACGACACCATTGAGTTGGTCGGCGACGGTCTGCAAGGCGCGGTGCCAGCGCCGCCACGCCGTCGTTCGGTCGCAGGCAAAACGGATCGTGATGTCGCGCCAGCCGTAGCGCTTGGCCCTCATCCACACCAGATGGCGCTGCTCGACCTCCAGCCACTGCACCCACTTCATCGTCTCCAGCATCCGGTCGATAGCCTCTGGGTCGGGTGGGAAAGGTCGGTAGACGTGCTCGTCGGCAGCGAACGTTTCCCACTCCTTGCGCACGATGATGGGCCAAGTGTTGAAGTAGCCCTGCACACGCACGGGTGGCAGGCGTCGTCCGGTGCTGGCCGCCTCCTCGAAGCGTGCGGCCACGTCGTCGATTGTCCAAGTGCGGGGATCAGCCATGACGTGCCCCTCCCTGTCCGTAGAGGCGTTCGCCGATGCGCCGCACGAACTCGCGCTCGATGAAGTCCAAGCGTTCGTCGGCAGCGTTGACCACGAGGATGTGCTGATCGCGCCAGCCGCGTTGCTTCATCGCGTCGAGATCTGTGGTCTCGGGCTGGAGGCGACCCAAGGGGCAGCGATAGGTGGGCGTCGAAATCTTCATCTCACNCCTCCCGTTCCAGTACGTGCTGCTCGATGGCCCAGTGCAGCAGGGCCAGTGCGTCGGCTTCGTTGTCGTCGGCCGGAGCGTGACCACGGGCACGGGCGGTCGCCACCATCTCGTCCTTGCTGGCGTTGCCCTTGCCGGTGGCGTGCTTCTTGATCGTTCCCACGGGCACGCCCTGGTACGGGATCTGGTGGTGCTCGCACCACGCGGTGAGCGTGGCAAGGAACCCGCCGTAGGCGTGGGCAGCATCCGTGGAGACGTGGCGTCGCACCTCCTCGAAGTGCAGGCAGTCGATCTCGTCGCAGGACTGTTTGATCTCGGTGAGCCAGCGTTTGAATCGCAGGAAGCGCATTCCGCCGCCTTCGAAGCGCTGCGGCCGGAAGCTCTCGGAACCGCTGGTGATGTGGCCGTCACTGCCGCGCAGCGCCCAGCCGGTGGTGGTGCCCAGATCGAGGGCGAGGATGGTGGTGGTCATGGTGTCAGTCCTTGTTTTGGCTGGTCTGACGGATCGGACGGGTCGTATCGAAACCTTCCATGAAGCGCGCGCACGCGCACGTGTAAGAGTTACGACGTAGTCCGTCCGATCCGTCAGACGCGGCTGTGTCAGTCATCGGCGTAAGGGGTGTAGGTGGGTGCTGGCGGGTACTTGAGGCCAATGCCCTGAAACCCGCGCAAGCCCATGCCGTTGCGCCATTTATCCAAGCCCCGGTTGAGCAGCAGATCGGCAAAGCGCTTCTGCGAACCGGTGAACTCACCCGCTGCCTCTGCCCACGGCTTCCAGTCGTTGAACAGTTCTGCCGTCAGCGACTTGGCGTTGGCCTCGCGCACGCAACGCTCATCGAGCCAGCGGCCCAACGCATCCTCGGCTTCGAAATACTCCTCGGTGGCGTCCACCACCCGCTGCGGCGGGGAGAGTCGTCCGTGGCGTTGCCAGTCGAGGCAACCCTGCACGGCCCACGCCAAGATGCCGTCACGTTCGGCCAGGAGCTTCTGCTGCAGGTTCTTGTCACGGCGCTCGGGCGGCACGGTGATCGTGAAAGGGATCAGGTGCAGCCTGCGTTTCATCGCCTCGTCGATGTTGCGAATGGCGGGCCTGTGGTTGCCCGCCACGAATAACTTGAACTGCGGGAAGAACTCGAAGAAGTCCTGGCGCATGAAGCGCGCAGAGATCTTGTCGCCACCGGTCAGGTTCTTGAGCTTGGATTCGGCCCAGCGCTTGCCTTGTTCGGTTTCGATGGCCGCCACGAAGCGTGCGCCGCGCAGCCCCGCCATATCGGTCGGGTGCCGGTCGGTGCGCGTCTCCATGAAGGTGTCCATCGGCGCATTGGTCGCGTAGTCGCCGAGGATGGTGGCCAAGGTGTTCACGAACACCGACTTGCCGTTCGCGCCCGTTCCGTACAGGAAGAACAGCGCGTGCTCCTGCGTCGAGCCAGTCAGCGCGTAGCCGACCATTCGTTGCAGGTAGGACTGAAGTTCCTTGTCGCCACCCGTGACCTCGTCGATGAACTGCTTCCACGTCGGGCAGTCGCCGCTGGGCGTTGCTGTGGTGATCTTGGTCATCCGGTCGGCGCGCTCGTGCGGGCGCATCCGGCCTGTCTTGAGATCAACCACGCCGCCCGGCGTGTTGAGCAGCCACGGATCGGCGTCCCACTCGTCGGTGGTGGCCGCGTGCCTGCGGTCAGCGCGCGCCAGCCGCTCTACACCGCCGACCGTGCTGGCGCTGGCGAGCTTCGCCGCGACCTTGGGGTTGTCGGCGCGCACAGCCGTCTGGCGGCAGACGCTGCGGATCAAGTCCGTGGCGGCCAGCGTGTCCTCGGTGCGCCAGCGTTGCCCGTCCCACACCAGCCATTTGCCCCAGCCAGCCACGTAACGCCAGTCGCGGTGGTAGCGGCGGGTGAAGGACAGCGCCAGCGCGTCCTCCGTACCCCAGACGGACTCGTCGCTGCTGACCACCGGATCAACGTCATCGGCCACGTCGTGCATCTGCAAGCGTGGGCCGTGGGTGAGAAAGGCGGCGACATCGAAGCCCTCGGCGATGGCGTCCGCCACGTCCCAGCCCTCGGCGGCCTCCTCGGGCGGATAGAGAACGTGGCAGGACTTGGCTCCCGCCGACAGGATGACCTGTGCTGCCTGCGTCGCATACTCCCAGCCCGGCTTGTCACGGTCGGGCCAGATCAACACCGCCTTACCGGACAGCGGCGACCAGTCGGTCTTGTCGACCGGGGCGTTCGCGCCGTGCATCGCCGTGGTGGCCACGATGCCCGCGTCGATCAGGGCCTGCGCGCATTTCTCGCCCTCGACCAGAACCACCTGCGCGGCACTGGTCATCCCTGGCTGGTTGTAGAGCGGGCGCGGGTCGGGCGGTGCCATCTTGCGCCGCTTCGCATCCCAGGGCCGGAACTGCTTCTTCTGCCCGGGCGGGTCGTAGCGGTAGACGACGGCGATGAGATGGCCTGCCGCATCGAGGTAGTCCCACTTCGCGGTGGCCGGGCCGAGGTCATCGACGGGAGCATCCTTCTTGCTCCTGCGCGCCAGAGTCGCCGGAGCACGCCCGACCAGTTCGGTCGCGGTATCGAGCACGCGTGGGAAGTCGGTGTGCGCATCGATGCCGAGGTGGGCCGCGATCAGGGAGAAAATGTCGCCGCCGTCGCCAGTGGCGCGATCCGTCCACAGGCCGGTCTTGTCACCGGTGAGCACGACTTCCAGGCTGTCGCCCGGACTACCGAGCACGTCGCCGATCAGGAATTTGCCACCGCGCTTCTTGCCTGCAGGGAACAGCGTTGCCAGTACCGATTCCAGCCGCGAGAGCAATGCCTCGCGGATTGCGTCGCGTTCGGCATCGAGGTCACGAGGAGCGGGCTTTTGCGTGTCGTTGAAATCAAGCATCCGCAGACTCCTCGCCAGACGCTTGCTGCCCGACGATCCACGCTTCCAGCTCTGCAGGCTTGAACCGCACGAGCTTGCCGACGCGGTAATGGGGAATGCGACGCTGCTTGCGTTCCTTCGCTTGCGAGAGCCAGTACGAGGGCAGGTTGAACATCAGTGCAGCCTGGCGTACGTCGATCAGTTGCTCGCCGAGCACATGATTCAAAGTCGTGGTGTTCATGCTTTTGTTCTCCAGCACCGGTCTTGCCACGCGCACATCCGGCACTCGAAGTGGGTCGGGTCATTGAAGGCACGAGGCAGGAGATCTCCCGCCTCGGTGGCCGTGATGACCTTCACCGCCCGATCCGACATGCGCTGGGCCAGGGCTGCATCAAAGGGAACGGCCTCGGTGTAGATCTCCATCGTGTCGGCGTTGAGGGCCGTGAAGATCGCCGGGTGCTCGTGCAGTTCGAGATAGGCTTGGTAGATCGCCACTTGCGCGGCGTAGATGGGCTTGGAGATGGCCAGCCCCTTTTTTTCCAGATCGCTCCAGGACTTGTTGCCCAGACATTTGCATTCCCAGAGCGCGGGATAGGCGAAGCCCTCGGGGCCCGCGACGATGACGCCGTCGACGTGGCCTTGCAGGCGACCGTCGGCCACCGAGAAGCCGAACTGCTCACCGTCTGACTTGCGGGTGCGCAGGTCGAAACCCGCGTCCCGCAGCCACGCAACCATGCAGTCTTCCATGACGTGGCCACGTTCGAAGATGCGCAACATCCGCCCCGGGGTGTCGCGCCCGTGGTCGATGGGAGCCTTGGCGTACTCGAACTGCAGCGCGCGCTCGCAGGCCACGCCCAGACGCGAGGCACCAAGGTACTGGCGCTCGGACTGGCGGGCGCGGGCCTGCTGTATCCCGGCGTCCACCAGGGCGGTGACCTGGCCCGAGATGCTCGATGAGGAGTTGAAGTCGATCATGGCTTCTTCCCCCTCGGTTCTTCCCAAGGCAGGTCGTCCTCCAGATCCGCGAACGGATTGGCGGCGTCGGGTGCCAACGGATCGGGTGCAGGCGTCATGCGTCGCACCGGTGGGTACTTGGTGGCCTCGTGGTGCGCGACCATCGCGTCCGACCAGCAGGTGACGATGGCATCGATCACCCGCAGCGCTTCCGCTTCGGAGTAGTCGCCCAGCGGCTTAGTGAAGCCGATCTCGCCCGCTGCCTCGCCGAAAGCCTTGAGGCACTGGCGCATCGCGGCCAGCTCGACATCAGACGGATCGATCATGGCGACCCCCTTGATATCGGTGCGACCTTCCTTGACTCGCAGCCAATTGCCGTACAGCGCATGAAACGCGTTCTGACAGCGTTGCGAGCAGAACACCCAGTCGATGGGGTAGCGCCGGGGATTGCCGACACCGTGTCGGTTGTCGGTGTGGCCGAATCCCCGGGCCTGTCGTTTGCAGACCCAGCATTTCATCGCCCCCTCACTGCGCCCACGACGGTTTGCCCGTCACGGGTGCGCGTTGCGGAGCGGGTGCCTGGTACGCGGGCGCTGCCTGCGCCGGAGCGCCGGACGTGCCGCCGCCCGACGCCTTGGGCGGCACGCCCATCAACTTGGCGTAGTCGGGGTGATCCGGTTCGACCGCCACCTTCACCACGTTGCGGTCTTGGCCCTTGCCGTCCTTCTCGATATCGACGCGGGCGAGGAACTCCAGGCCGTCCAGTTCGTGGAAGCCCTGGATGCGGCGCGCGGCGGCGGCCTGCGGGCCGTTGTCCTGCGGGTGGACGTTGCGGGCGCTGTTCAGCGCGGCGCGAATGAAGCTGCGCCCCATCTGGCCCCAGGTCGGGCCCTTCTTGGAGTGCAGGCCGATGTTCGACCACATCTTGCGTTTGGCATGGTCGCCAGCGGTGACCACGAATTCGGCGGCCAGATAGATGGAACCGGTCTCGAAGGACTCGGTGGCGTAGCCGCCGCCCCAGCCTTGCGCGGGATCGTCGTAGCCACCGGGCTTGATGGTCATGCGCACCGCGACAGTGGTGCCCTTGGGGATCAGATCGAAGCCGGATTGCTGGGCGTCGGCGTCGTTGAAGTCATTCCATGCGGTCATTGCGATTACTCCTGGGATTCGATGTGTGTGGGGGTGGCGGCGCTGGCAGGCGCGGCGGATGCGCCCGCGCACTTGGCGATCAGCGCGCCGAGATGCGGCGGCTCCAGCAGGTCGAGGCGACCGCTGCGGTCTTTGGCCGGAAAGCCGTAGGGATTGACGGTGTGCGTGACGAAGGCGCGGTAGGCGCTGCCGTCCTCGGCCTTGATCTCGGCCAGCGTCACGACCTCGTCGACGATGCCGGGCAGCTCCAGGCTGGTCTTGCTACCTTCGATCTGCGGCACGAACACCTTGCGGTTGTAGTCATCGAGGCGTTCGTCGAGGATGGCCACGAACACCACGTTCTTGCCGCGTGCGTGCTGCAGGTGGGTCAAGGCACTCACCATTTCCTGGCCCAGCAGGCCGTAGGCACCGCGCAGGTCAGGCTTGCCGGAGCGGTCGCTGGTTGCACCGGGCTGTGTCTTGCACCACGCGAAGCACTGGCGAGACAACTGCGTGATCGAGTCGAGGAAGAAGGTCTGGTAGCGGTCGAGCTGCGTCGCGTCGCCGAACTTCTCGATGACGTGGTCGTAGTGCGCCTGCGAGAAGGCTGACTCCGGCGGCAGCGACTTGTCCGGGCCCGCGAGGAACACGAAGAAGTCGCGGCTCTCGGGCCACGATGCCGGTCGGATGGTGTCGCCCGGCCAGTCGGCCACTGCCAAGTCCCCGGCCTCGATGTCGAGGAAAAGCGTGGTGGCAGGATCGAGGTCTTTGAGCCGGGTGGTCTTGCCGATGCCGGACTTGCCGAGCATCAGCAGCTTGACGCCCTTGCGCTCGGCCATGCGCTGCTTCGCGGAGATGATGGGGAGGCTCATCACGCGGCCTCCTTCAACTGCTCGGCGACGGCGGGATTCCAGAGAATCTGGTAGCCACTGTGGCCGTTGCGCGAGTACGGCATAGCCTCGGCCCACGCCTCACCGGCCTCGGTCAGCTCCCATTCGTCGCGCTCGTTGCGGAACTGAAAGCCGCCTGCCGCCAGCATCTGGTTCGTGGCCTTCGCCGAGCGGTTGAGCAGTTTGCCGAGCTGCGTGGCGTTCAGGGCGCAGATCGGTTCGTTGGCCGATGGCAGCGCGCGGCGCAGCACCTCGGTGGTGATGCCCGTGTTCTCCTGAATGCAGGTCAGCGTCGCCGCCGCCGCGATGCCCGGTTTCACGCCCGGCACCTTCGCCACGGCCTCACCGATCAGCAGGATCGCGGAAACCCGGTCGTGGGTCGGCGCGGGCAAGGTCGCCAGTGCGCCGGGCACGGTGTAGCCGCCGGTCTTGCGGATCGCGGGCAGCACCTCGCTGGTCACCCAGCGCTTGAAACGCTTGGCTGCGTCCTTGGTACTGCCGAGGATCAGGGCGTAGAGGCCCGATTCGTTGACGTGGTTCTGGCGCTGACGGCCACCCGCCGTAAGGGTCTCCAGTTTCTGGAGATCCTCGGCATCGACGTGCGTCTTGATCGCCTGAGACGGATTGCCCATTTCCAGGGCATCGCAGACATCGGTGGCGTTGAACCACGGCTGCCCCTGATCATCGACCTGGACGCGCACGGCGTGCGCTTCGAACTGGAAGGGAATGATCGCGCTCATGATCAGCCCTCCCACGACACGTCGGCGATGCGGTCCGCCCCACGCGCGGCGCGCTTGCGCACCTCCGTGTGGAGTTCTTCCAGCGCGGTACGGCGGCGGCCGAGCGCCAGCGATTCCGCGTTGGCCGTCTGGATGGCGAAGGCCAGTTCGTCGACCGTGGCGGCATCGAGCGGGACGACGACGTCCTGGCCGTCCGCGCGGCGATACCGGATTTCGTCGGGAAGGTGTTCGCCGTAGATGGACGGCAGCTGTTGACGCAGCGAAGCGATGAGGTTGGTGCTCATGGTCATTACTCCGAATCGATGGAAAGGGTGAAAGACGGCTTGCCGGAATCCACAGTGCGAGCGGCGGCGAACTGCTGCTGCAAGGCAGGCGGCCAGTTCGTGAAGCGGGATTCGGAGACGGACAACTTGATGTCGAGGTAACCCTCGACCTTCTCGCCTGAGGCGACGATGCGTTCGGCGATTTCAGCCAGTTGCTTCTGATCCCAGCTGACCTTCTTGGGCAGCTCGAACTTCAGGTGCAACGGGCCATCGCTGATGTGGGCGGTGCCGAAGTCCCGGCCGGATTCACGCAGCGCGGTACGGGCCTGCTCGCCGTAGCACTGATCCAGCGCCGCATCGAACTTGGCGCGGGCCTTCTTCAGCCAGTCGATGGCGGCATCGAGGTTTTGGTCGATCTCGTGTTTCTGCGCGGGCGGCAATGCGGCTAGCTGGCTGACGGACATCTCTGCGATGTCAGCGGGGAAGATGGTGAGGTCGTTCATGGCATCGCTCCTCAGCCCACCGCGCGCTCGGACGTCGAGTCGTGCAGCGCCTCGCGCTCGAACTGGATGACCGCGTCCACGGGGTAGCCGACGCGCTTGGACAGCTTCAGGTAGCGCGGGCCGCGACCTTCGCTGCGCCAGCGCTGCAAAGTCTTGGGGCTGACGCCCCACCGCTGGGCCAGTTCGTTTTCGTTGAGCACCCGGCGATCACCGGGTGACATGGTGTTGATCGCCTGCTGGGGCGACCGGGGAATGCTGCTGGTTGGTGTCTGCATGGAATGCTCCTGTGACGTTGTTGGGGAACAGGTGTCATTCCAAACTTCGGGTGGCGAACCTTTAAGGGACGCAATGGCGAACCACGCGGAAACTTCGGGTTCGCCAATCCGCCAGCTCCCGCCCAAAAGCAGACGGCGAGCACATGGCTCGCCGTCGTCATTGGGGAAGTAGGGGATGAAAGGATCAGGCGCCGGGGAAGCCGAGCAGCCGACGCTGCTCGCCCCAGTCGCGCGGCAGCAGGTCTTCGCGGCCACGCAACGTGTGCAGGTTCAGCTGCCGGGGCTGGCGACCTTCGAAAATTGCCTCGACGATGTCCGGGGCCAGCATGGTCATGCGCAGCACCTCGGCCGCCCAGCCCGGCTCCAGTTTCAGCGCACGTGCCAGATCCGAGGTTGTCGGATGGGTGCCGTCGTCGATCAGCCGCTTCCAGTAGAACGCCTTGCCGAGCGTCTTGATCATCGGCACGTCGAAGCCGCCCGTCGCAGCGGCGGCGTCGGGCGTGGGCGGAATCAGCAACTTGCGGTTCTGGCGGCGCTTGATGGTCAGCGGCACCAGCGTGACGCGCTGCCCATCGCTGACATAGCTGCGGGCATCGACTCCGACCTCAATGTGGACTGTGCGTTTGCGCGGGTTCACCGAGGTGGTCATGCCAGTGCCTCCTCAGGGTTCTCACGGGCTTCCTCGACCAGCGGATGCGCGCTGATGTCGGCACGGAATCCGATCCAACCGTCCTCGCGCCAGACGATATCCAGTCCATGCCCGTGCAACTGCACCCGCTCGATCAGCAGTCGTGTGATGCGTTGCTGTTCGGTGGGGAATAACTGCGCCCACACGTCGCCGATGCGCTGCATCGCCACCACCACCTGCGCTTCGTCGAGCGTGCTACCTGCGGGGTGCTGCTGGCAGGCTCGCCAGACCGCGATCAGCATCTGGGGAGCCGAGAGTGCCGCGTGGATTTGCGCCAGCACCGCGTTCTCGATTTCGGCGGCGGGCAGATGTCCCACGTCCGGTGTACCGGACGACAGGCTCGCGCCCGCGTTTCGCCGCTTGTGCAGGTACGGGACGTAGTAGCGGTACTGCCGTCCGTTCTTCTTCTTGACGAAGGAGTGCAGCATGCGTTGCCCGTCAGGCGCGAACAGCAGNCCCGCCAGCAGTGCCGGATGCTTGGCTGCGTGCTCGCGCGGCGCTTGCTTGCGTCGTTCGATGAAGGCATATACAGCGTCCCATAGGGCCGGGGGGACGATGGCCTCGTGCTGACCCGGATACCACTGCTCGTTGTGAGAAATTTCGCCGAGGTAGATACGGTTGCGCAGCATCGTGAAGAGGTACTGCTGGTCGATGGTGCGGCCCGAGCGTTCGCGCCCGGTCTGCGTCACCCACGTCTTGGTGGTGTGGCCTTCGATGACCAGTTCGCGCACGAGCCGCGCCGCCGAGCCATGCTCGCCGTAGCGCCTGAATATGTCGCGCACCAATGCCGCCTCGCGTTCGTTGACGACGAGCTTGCGCTCGACCACGTCATAGCCCAGGGGCGGCACGCCGCCCATCCACATGCCCTTGGCCTTGCTGGCGGCGATCTTGTCGCGGATGCGCTCGCCGGTGACTTCGCGCTCGAACTGTGCGAAGGACAGCAGGATGTTGAGCGTCAGCCGTCCCATTGAGGTCGTGGTGTTGAACTGCTGTGTGACCGAGACGAAGGACACGCCGTTGCGGTCGAACACCTCCACCAGCTTGGCGAAATCTGGCAGGCTGCGTGTGAGGCGGTCGATCTTGTAGACGACCACGGTGTCGATCTTCCCGGCTTCGATGTCGACCATCAGGCGGCGCAAGGCGGGACGATCCACGTTGCCGCCAGAGTAGCCGCCATCGTCGTAGCCGTCGCCGACGGCGATCCAGCCTTCGTGCCGTTGGCTGGCGATGAAGGCGAGGCCTGCGTCGCGCTGGGCTTCGAGACTGTTGTATTCCTGATCCAGCCCTTCGTCGGTGGATTTGCGGGTGTAGACGGCGCAGCGCTTCTTCGGCGTGATGCTCTGGCTGCCCGGGGGCAGCGGATTGGCGCGCGGCGACCTCATGCCATCACCTTCTTCGATGCCGGCGACTTGAGGCCGAAGAACACGGGACCCGACCAGTGGCTGCCCGTGATGTGGCCCGCAATCGCGGACAGGCTCTTGAAGCGTTGCCCTTGGTATTCGAAATCGTTCGAGCCGCGCACCAGCACGCGATGCTCGACGTCGTCGTAGATGCGCGTGAGGATGGTGCCGGGCAGCAGGCGCTGGCTGTCGCTGCGCAGTTGCTTGGGCAGGATTCCGGTTTCGCCGACTTCCTCGAGCTTCTTGCGCAGCGAAGGTCTCAGGCCACCGAAGGCACGTTCCTGAATCCGGTAGGCCAGTCGGCTCTCCAGCCAAGTGCGATGGTGATGGCCGGGGCGCTCATCAAAGTGGTCATCCCAGAGGGCCCAGAGGTCGTCCATCGAAAGATGGGGAAGCGCCGCGACACGTGCGGCGACCGAGGTGGTGGATGGTTGTGCGTGTGCCGTCATGGGCGAACTCCGTTGTTGTGATCGGGGTTCGCATTCACGCGCTGTTGGCCGGGGAAGCCAAGGCGAACGCACTCGCTGGTTTCGATGGTGTCGCGCGACGGACGCGCGCGCAGGCGCAGGAGTGCAGCGGCCAGCAGGTCGGCGATTTCCTGCTGCGCGTGCCGGGGGCAGTCAGACGGCGGGGAAATGGAGATGGGTTCGATTTTTGTCATGGCAGGCGTTTCGATGGAAAACGCTGCTCATGCTAAAAACCGAGGGCACTTCGCGTAACGTGATTTAGCGGGAGTGCGCGGGGTTGGTGTTATGCCTGTTTGGCCCGATACCAAGCCGCGCGCTGGCCGCCCACATCACGATATCGAAGCTCGAACAGGCGCGATTCGTGTACGACCTGCCGCCAACTGCTGCAACCGTACTTGACGGGCAGGTGTTCGGGGTGCCGCTCTGCGATCCAGCGTCCTGCCGATGCAACCGGTGCCCAGCCATCGACGGCCAGTTCAGCGGCGGCATCCCGCAGCGCGCGCACGATCCCTGCGGCAGGCCAATCCACCGAACCGTCCAGCGCGATGCCGTGGATCACCAGATCGTGGAACGCATCGGACTGGGCGAATTCCGCCGCCAGCCGTCGGACCTGATCCATGTGCTCGGCCCAGCCCCGCAGTTGTTCGAAGTGCTGATCGATGCGACTGTAGGCGGCCTTCAGGGTGTCGTGTGCGCCACGGCATCCGTCCAGGCTCCAAAGGTCATGCTGGTCGATGAAATGATGCACCAGGTTGTTCCGCACCAGCACCAGTTCCTTCAGGTCATTTTGCGTCCTGTCGTAGTCCTCGACCGACATGCGCAGGCTCATCTTTACCTTGAACGAGATGATGTCGTCGCGTGCATCGGGCGCGGAAGCATCCTCCCTCTCGTCGGTAGTGACATACGAACCGAGAAGTGTGCCGACCAAGGTGCCCAGCGTTTTGCTGGCGGCATCCGCGATGCGCTGCTCCTGATTCGACTCCAACGGTGATCCAGAGGCCGAGATTTCGTGGTGGGCCACGATGGCTTTCATCAACTTCTCGTACTGCTGCAGGCGCAAGACGCAGCGACCCAGTAATCGCTGAACCTCACGCTGAAGCGTCTGTAGTGTGTCGTCGACAGGCAGTGTCGTCATGTATGTATCGGCCGCGATCACGGATCAGACATCGATGGGTGACGTCTTCCAAACATCCTGCGCCAAGGTGATCAGTAGCCCGTGGCGAGCCTCGATGGCCTTTGCGTCCCAAGCAGGGAACGCCTTCAACTTCTCGTTGATCCGGGAAATAGATGTGTTCTGTCCGACACTGGTCAATTCAACGAGGCTGCGGGTCAGGTAGTTGCCGCTCTTGCGGTACTCGGCCTGTTTCGCCGTGTAGAAGTCATTGCCCGCGACGATGTTGATGGGCTTCTCCAGCAAGGTCAGGTTTCCCAGCCGATTCTTGTAGTCGTCGTAGCCCATCCCCGGGTTCTCGGTGGCCCACTTGCCGCGCAGACCGTCCTCCGGCTTGTTGGGCAGGATGTGCTCGATTTCCAGATTGGTGAACGGTTCCAGACTGCCCGGCGTTTTCAAGCCGCTGAACGCCATCTCGACGTGCTGTGTCAGCCGCGCCAGCAAGTAGCGTGTCCGGTACTGCTGCATCGAATGCAGCGTGAAGCGCCGGAGCGCATCCACCAGCTCCTGCGACTTACCTGCCATGTTCGTGTCGAAGCGCTCGGCGATAAAGGCGTTGAGCTGCACCTTCTGCTTCACAGGATCGGTCGCGCCAGCGATCGCGCGCAGTTCATCGGCCCACTGGGAGAAACTGCGCTCCAGATCTTTGGTCGGCGTCTTGGTGAAGATGTAGTAGAAGAGGAAGCTCTCCAACTGCGCCACGAAATGGTCGAACAGCGTCTTCGGGAGACTGGCCGCCGCCAGAAGCAGGACGTAGTGCAAGCTGAATGCACCGCCTGCCAGTCGCTTGAGACTGTCCATCACAAGGCTGGGCTTGCCGTCGTTGCCCAGCCCGTTCGAGAACGCGAGATAGTGCTCGACGTTGCGGATGACCTTGCGGACGAACTCGAAGGGCTTGTTGGCGTAGTCGCACAGCGCCGCGTTGTCCTTGTCCACGAACCAGTCGTAGATTTCGTCCTCGCGCACCACGGCGTCGCCACGGTCGTTCTTGATGACGTAGTTCGCCATCAGGAAGTAGCGCAAGAAGCGCAGCGGTTTTTCCTTCTCCTTCTCCAGCGGCTTGGTGATCTTCTTCCATTCGTCCTTGAGCTGGGTGAATTGCACCTGCTGCACCTGCGTGAACAGCAGGTTCTTCAGCAAGTCCATCGGGTTGAGGCCGACGCCGCGCTCGTTGATGGTCTCGAAGATTTTCAGGGCGCTGCTCACGTCCGTGGAAATCTGGATGAACACCACGTTGTTGGCCAGATAGCCCCAGTACTTTTTCAGCTTGGCCGCGCTGTCGTAGTTGTCCTTCAGGTACCGGTACAACGTGCTGTAGGCGTTGACCAAGTTTTCCAGTGATCCGAAGCTGGCGATGCCCGACGATTGAATGCCCGCCCGCACGGCGAGCGGATCCGTGCTGGCGCTGGGGAGCGTGAAGCGCGGCGACGATTGAATGCCCGCCCGCACGGCGAGCGGATCGGCGTCGAGTTCCACCAGCTTGGTCATGACATCGCCCGCGTTCTCATAGCGCGGCTCCAGCTTCAGACTGGTTCGCGTCTCGCCGTCGCTGTCCGTGTAGCTGGTCGAGATCAAGCCGCTGACGGTTTGCCGCTGTGGCTCGCCCTGAAACAGATGCTTCAGCGCGCACAGCAACAGGAAGAACGTGGTCAGGCGCTGCTGGCCGTCGATAACCTCGTAGTGGTTCTTCTGGTCGGTCGGCGACACCAGCACGGTACCGATGAAGTATTCCCGCGTCGTGCCCGCATCGATTTGTTCACCAATATCCTCCAGCAGCTGGTGCACTTCCTTGTCCGTCCAGACGTACTCCCGCTGGTAGTCCGGGACGATGTAGAAGCACTCCCTGAATGCCTCCTCGATGCTGTATTTGTGGTTTTCGATGCGGGCCATGTTGTTCTTCCCTCTTCGTTCTTCAAATCAATCGTTGATCCGGCAACTGACCGTTCGACACGAATTGGTCGTAACTGTCGAAGCTGTCCCCGTCTTGCCAGGACCGATCCCATGCACGCGGCTCGGCGCTTTCGAGCAGGAGCAGCGTGAGGATGCGATCACGCGCGCCGTAGCTGTGCTTGAACTCGCGCAACTTCATGTGCGGTGCCTCCTCTGGACACCAGATCGCGGCTGACATTTCCGCGCCATCCCACTCCTGCTCGATGCTGGCGTCGGCGGCCAGCGTGCCCGGCAGAGGTTCCTGCGGATCACCGTTGCGTCGAATGCGTGCTCGCGTCTTGACGGCGCTGCTGCTGCGCCATTCGTACTTCGCGTAGCCGTTGTCCCAATAGACGAGGATCGCGCGCTGCGGGGTGAATTTGATGAAGCGGATGCACAGCGCCTCGAACGAAACCTGGAATCGTTTGGCCATGGCGCTGAGGACGTGCAGGTCGATGCGCTGGTTCGAGATCCACTCGCGCAGCAGATCACCGGGCATCAGCAGGTTGCTGGCGAAGTCGTCGGCCTCGCGCTCGATGACGCGGATGGTGTCGATGCCGGAATAGACGCTTTCCTTGTCGCAGTTGAAGCTTTGCCGCTGACCGCGATGGAGAATGAAGTGACCCAGCTCGTGGGCGATGGTGAAGCGTCGGCGCTCAGGGCTGGCCTTGCCGTTGTAGAAGATGCCCCACTCGGCGGTGTCGTTCGGGTTGCGCACCAACATGCCTTCGCAGCTGTCGATGTCGAGCACCATCGGGGTCCTGATCTCCCGAACGCCTGCGCCGTAGGGCGTGGACGGCAGCATCTGCCGGACGATATCCAGATCGACGGCATCGGGCACGCCTTCGCGGTGCCACGCCCGCAACCACTTCTGGAGGGTGTTGGCGGCAATGGAACCAGTGAGGGCCTGCGCTGCGCTCAATCCTCAGCCCCCGCTTTCGCCCTTGTCGGGGAACATGATCTTGAGCGCCTGCCGGTAGCGATCCTTTTCCTCGTCCGTCATCCCCGCGTACTCGCGGAAAAAGGCCACGTCCTCGGGGCTGGCTTGGGGAACCTCTTTGATCGGCTCGCCCATCACGTCTGCCATCGTCACGCCCAGCACCTTAGCGATGGCCTGAATCCGTTCTGCGGACGGGCGCTGCCCGTCCTTCATTTCCAGTTCCCAGATGTAGGCCTTGGTGCAGCCGACCGCGTCGGCGACCTGCTGCAGGGTCAACTTCTTCGCCTCACGCAAGCGTCGCAGGCGTACTCCAAACGCCGAAGCCATGGCGATGCTCCTGTAGTTGGAAAACAGTCAGTGAATCAAATCAAGACTGCGAGTATAGCCGTGAGATACAAAAAATGTCTAGATGTGCCCTGTTGATTGACAAGCGGAATTCCGAGGTTCAGAATCGCGCCTGTATCTCACAGCTTTACTTGAGTGAGGTAGTCGCCCCTGATTTATTCATAAGCCATTGATTTGATTGAATATTTCGCTCTTTTTTGATAAAATATCTCCCAGTTTGGTTATTCATGCACGCCAGTTTC